TCTGTGTATTGAACAGAAGCTGGAGCTGTTGTTCCATCTTGTGTTTGAAGCACTAAAGCAGTTTGAGTTACGTTGTGCACAACAACAGTTGTACCGCCATCAAGTATTTCATCAGCTTGAGTTGCAACAATTTGTGCACCTGAACTTGAAGTACCTACTTCATAACCTATATCTCCAGTACCTATTACTGGTGCAACATCACAGAAAATTTTAATGTCTGTAATGATTGTGTTAGCTGGTTGTACAAATGTACCGATAGTTGGTGAATCACCTGCTGTTGTATTTACTGTTACGCCAGATGCAAAACCTACATGTTTTACATATTTGTTAGTAACAATACCTGTTGAGGCAATATCTACTACATCAGTTTCTACGCCTGTTGTAGAATTTTTAGATATTACTTTAAATCCATTCTCGGACCTGACTGGTCCAGTAAAAGTTGAGTTTGCCATGATTCCCTCCTGAGAGAATATACGTTTATCATCTTGGCTTGTCTGCTAGGTCAGTTGATAAACAATTAAAATTAATCCTAGTGCTTTTGATTATAAACAAAAAAAAAGGGGTAAACAATGTTTACCCCTTATTTTAATCTCACTGAGTTATAAAGTGGAGATTAAGACTTCTTTAAGATCTGTTAGAACTATGCTCCTGGTGATCCAAAGATAGCTCTTGGATTAGAAAATCCAAAAGAATATCTTTCTCTCGCCTTAAAACGCATGTTGCCAGTATCGAAATCTCCTTCCATTGCAGTTGACAAAGGAGTTCTTTCAAAATGTTTAAACCCATCAGGGCAATCAGTTTTGATAAAGAACGCATCTGTATCTGTTAAGAAGTGATTTACGACGTAGCCTTCAGGAACCATACCCATGTTTCTTACTGCATTGATATCGTTATCTGAAGTGCCAACTCTTCCTGGAGTGTCCATAAGCCTGTCAGCAACAAACTGTAGATTTGTAGGAACGATAAGTTTCATACCTCTAAGAGCCAAGATCATGTCTCGGTCATCTTTGAAGTTTGCTATATCGATCAATGAATTTTCTAATGAAGTTTCATTCAAATCAGCAGGTGTGCTTAGCTCATTGGATAACGAGCCACCACTAGCTAGTGGGTGGTCAGTAGCACAAAGCTCCTTACCATCACCACCAGTGAAGTTAGAATTAAAGGCGTTGTTTAAGATTGATGCAGCTTTAACTTGTTTCGTGTGAGCCATACTTCTAGCTAATGCTTTAGTATACCTCGATCCAAGTCTGTCATATAAGTTGTCTTCGATAGCTTCCTCAGTAAGAGCAAATGCTAATGCAATTGTCTCATGAGTGTATCTAGCACTATATGACTCTGAAGCCGTATCAAAACTTACACCTTGTCCTTCTACTTTCGTAGGGGCGTTACCAAAACCAACGAGTAATACATCTTCTTCAAACGCTCTGTCTGAAGAAACTGTGTCGTAGATTTCGGCGTGCTCGTTTTCGTATCTTTGATACTCCATTCCGAAAAGGGCGTTTAAACCAGGTTCTAATTCTTTCGCTAATTGTGCTCTAGATATTGCCATGTGTTAAACCTCTTATGCTAATCCAGCGCTTTTCTGACCCATAACGTGATTCTGAATAACCACAATTACGTTAGTGCCAACGCTAGATGTATCGGAATTTTCTGGATCTTGAGAAATATCAATAGCTTTCAACGGTAAAGTCGCTGTCGTATTACCAGTTGATGTGTCTAATTGAATTTTAGAAGTTCCAGATTTAGTATCGCCAACAGGTGATGATTCTATTACATCAAAATTACCAAACAAATCGGTGACGGGGAAAGCCTCGTCCGATTGAATGCTAAATTCGACCATAGGGTCATCAATTATGTTAGCAACGATGTCGCTTGCAGCAATACTACCAGGGTAAAAGTTTTTAAATACTTGTTCGCCACTCGTAGGGTCAGTGTATGAAACACCATTAAAGACACCAACTATAGGTACAGTGCCACTTGCAGCATGCCTACCTATTGTTCCAGAAGTGAGTTGTGTTACCAAATCACCTTGGAAAATAGCAGTAGTCGCGCCACTCGCGATTCTGTATCTTTGTTGGCCACCAGTATATGGGGCTCCACCGACTTTACGAACAGGAACTAGACCTATTTTTGTAGTTTCGTTTGCCATGTTTTTTTTACGTTAAATTCCAAACGGTTAATATTAAGAGGCACTACTTAGTACCTCCACCAAATGTTACCTTGCTATTCCTTTCCCTAGAGATAGGCATTGCAGGATTTTCTTCACGCATCAAGTCGTTATCTACAGCTGTCATTTGATTTGCGGTTTGTTGTTGATAATACTGGTCTCGTTGATTGACGATATCCTCGTCTATCTTGCATAGTATTAATCCACCGACACCGACAACTCCAGCGTGACGACCTTCATCAATTGTAGGGTAATCGTAACCAGGAACTTCATCCGGTCTTACTGGCTCCCAACCTTCTCTAAATCTTTTAGAGACGTTGCTTCGATCATCAAAACCGAGAACCTCAGCTCTGATCCAACGATACTTAACCCCAGGGGGTGGATCATTTGGAACAGCGAGCATACTTGGGGGAGCCCAAGGTTGCTTAGCTTTTTTAGTTTCCCTAGTTTCTTCTGATCTAGGAGTTTTGTTTACTGTCTTAGTTTCCTTATTCACGATTTTTGTAACCTCGCTTTTTGTATTGCGTAATCTTTAAATGAAACGCCTAAACGTTTCGCCAATCTTTGCTCGCTTGGAGAAAGCTCCACTCGATTACTATTTTTGCGTCCGGTTGATGTAGTGCGTGATGGTGAAGCAACCGTCTGGACGGGTTTCTGGTCAGCTTCCACGTTTTTAAACTTGTTAGGCAATTCTTGTTTTAGCCTATCGTCGAGTTCATTGTAGTACTCATCTGAATTTAAATCAAAGCCTTCGTTCGCTAAATTCTCATGAATCGATAAAGCGACGTTGGTCATAATACGATCTTGCCCAAACCAATCGTTTGTGCTGGCCCAAGATTGTGCCTTCGGTGAAGGTTGAACATACTCATTAACTTCTGGTTGTTGTTCAGAAATTGGCAGTTCTGTTGGTGAATCAATTTGAATGTTATCCATTCTAGATCTTGCTTCACTTGCTTCAATGTATTTCTTTTCAGCAACGGCAGTACTTAAAGCTTCAGTTGCTCTACCTATTGATTCAGCATCATTAGACTCAATAGCCTGTCTGTGTGCTTGCTTCGCTAGTTCAATTGCAGCTTCAGTTTCGCCTTTACGACTTTCAAACATATCTTGTTCAAAAGTTTGTTTGCTGGCTTTTAATTTATCGTTTTCGTCTTTCAGATTTTTGGCATATTGTACTGCCATTAATTCACGACGTTGAAAATCTTTAGCTTGCGCTACTGCTTTATTAATTCTATTTTGAGCAATAGCAGCTTTTTTCTCTACTTCAGATTTTTCTTTAGTCTGTTCAATAACTCTGGGACTTGTCTCAAAGTTTTCTTGAATCGTATCTTCTTGTAGAGGCTTTAAGCCATCTTTGTTTTCTTCCAACTCAATGTATTGAGTTTCCTCAGTAGGTTGTTCATCTTTTGCTCTTCTGCCAACCGGCATAGCAGCTTTTTCAATTTGCTCTTCAGAAATATCTGGAAGTTCGTATTCTTGTCTCTGTTCTTGTTCAGCCATATATTTTACCTATAAAGTTTTAATGTCATCAGGATCCGCAATGGTTCCAATGATTTCATCATCATTAATTATTCTTACCTCATGGTTGTCTTCGAGACGAAACTTCGCCCCAGAATAACGACCAATCAATACCCAGTCTTTTGGTTCGCACCAAACCTCACCCTCAAATTTTTCTTTATCTTTGTAAGCTGTTGGGCCTACTTTTAATACGTAGGCAACTACCGTTGCTACGGATTCTCTTTCTAAGGTTGAGTCTGTTAAGTGAATACCACCTTCGGTTACGCCCTTACCACGGTAAGGTAAAACCAATAAGCGCCACCCAGTGGGTGTCGGCATTCGATCTAATAATGATTTGTCTAGCAGGGTTGGGTCTAAGACCCTTTCTTCTGCTTTGATATAGGCTTGATCAACTTTTTGTTGTGCAGCTTTTCTTTCTTCGTCTGCGATGTGTTTTGGAACCACTAGTTCTGACATCGATTAATCCTCTCTTTGCAGCACCTCTTTTATTTCCGCCTCCAGGGAGCGAAGTGCTGTAAGCTCTCCTATGTGGAATCGGTAATCTTCAATGGATTGTATATTACCTCCGCCCAAACTATCAAGTATATCTTGCTCTCTTTGACGAATTTTTTTTAATAGCCATTCAGCTAAATTTACTGCTTCCATATAATTTCTGAGTCAGTGCAAGTTTTATCGGGGGGATTGGAGAGATATAAAAACTCAACACTGACCGTTATTTCCTCTGTTTAATTAATAGTTCTGCTTGTTTAATTCGGTTTGAAGCGGCCAAACGATCACGTCCTAAATCATCTTTCAAACGTGCTATCTCTTCAGTGACGTTTAATTTTTGTTTGGCTAGTTCCATTTGTTGCATGGTTCTTTGCGCATCAAAGTCTTGACGCACCATGAACTCTTCACGTTTTCTTTCCACGTCTTGCGCTTTGATATTTAATTCTTTATCACGTAAAGCCACTAACGGATCTGGCGGTGGCATTGGAGGCATGAAGGATTGATTGACTTGCGCCATTAAGCCAGCTTCAATTTGCGCCACATCTTTAGACACTGCTTCGGATAATCTTTGCATCATCATTTGTGCTTGTTCTGGTGGCATCTGTTGAATCATTTGCACAGTTTGTAAATATTCAGGATCTTGCGTGTTTTGCATTTCAACTAATTCAGCGGCTCGTAACGATACGTGCTGATAAACGTGAGCTTGCACAGCACCCAATACCGCTGGGTTAGCTACCACAATACTAGTCCCAGCAAAAGATAAATGCACATTGATATGCGCATCGTGATCTTGCCCAGGAAAAGCTTGCACAGGTTTACCGTTTAGCAGTGCCGAGTTTTCACCAGCTGGATCTGCCGGTACAGGTTGTGGCGGTGGCGGTAACAAACGTTCAATGTTTTGCACACCCATCGCTGCATACATACGACGATAGCCTTCGTAAATACCTTGCGGTCCATGAATCTCTGGATTTGAATTTACTACCGTTAAGATTTCTTGAGCTAACATCACGCGTTGGCTCATGGAGAATATATTAGGATCTGAAACTGGGAGGACATCAACTCGATTGTCAAAGTCCGCGCTCTTAATCGTGGCATCGCCGTTGGCGGTTAGGTAAGGATATTCAGCTGGTAAATACTCAGCAAAAACTTTTGCTAATAAAGTAAATTCAAAACGTTGCGAAGAATGCAAACGTTTGTGAATGGCTGACATAACTTTAGTGCCACGTTCTAATAAAGCTACTGTGGTGCCAACTGGCATGTTGGCATTAGAATCGCCAATTTGTGTATCAGCTAACGCAGCAAAACGTCGGCCACTTTCGACTAGCGTGCCGAGTAAATTTAATAATGTGCCTGATGGTTCTTTGTATGGTAAAGGAATGAAGGCATCACGTAAGTTACCCCCAGGTGCATCCATATCACGAAACTCTCCTGGTTGTAGCGGTTGATCATCGTTGCGAATACGAATACCACGTGCTTTGAAACCGGCGGGTAAGTTGCTCAAAGTTCCGGCATCAATTAATTGACGTAGTATTGAGGTTGACGCTTTTGACAGCCCACCGATCATGTGGGTCAATCCGAATCCATAAAAGCCCAAGCCTGGTAAAAATTTGTAATGAACAAAATAATTTATTTTTTTCTTATTAGCATCATCCTCTCGATAGTTACGACGAATGGCTAGAATCTCACTAGAGTCAGTTGATAAAGTAATAACATACGGCAACTTAATACCCGTAGCTTCATCCTCAGCATCTATGTCTTCAAAACCTGGTAGATCCAATTCGGTATGTATTTCTAAAACACTACACGTATCGCTTTCACCATAGCTCGGTTCAACACCTTGCAACTCATCAATTTCATCTTGTACTTCGTTATAGTCTTCACTAATGATAGCTGAAGTAGATAGTTCGACATCACGATAGAATCCAGCTTTTTGTAGTTTACGAACGTCATTCATTGACATTTCAATTTGGTGAGTAATTCTAGTAGCGCTATAAATATCGGTAGTAGCGTAAGGCACAATTAAATCTTCAGCCGGAATAAATCTAGACACAGCTCGATCTAAATTTTGATCGTAATAAACTTTACGGAAGGCTGAACCAGAAAGTGGTAAATAAAATAATAGTTGATCGGTTTCACTATCATACTCTTCCATGACCGTCATCAACTGGTAATTCATAAATTCACGCACTCGATCAGCTTGCGCATCACTATCTGGGGTAGGTGCACCCATGACTTGGGTACGTACTGGACCGTTCGACGGAATTAATTCTTTGTAAGCTTGCGCTTGGAACTGAGTAACTGATTCGGCTAAGAGTGGGTGCATGACTCCAGAGGCACCATCAAATGGTTGCGAACGCTCTTCGTAGTTCATGCCTAAAGTTTCTAGGCCTTCTTTGTAAGTAGTCTCCCAATTTTGACGTGAGGCTCTATCACCTTGAACAGCATCAACTAAGTCGTTATAGATTACATTTAAATCATCGTCTTCTATATATTCAGCTAAGTTGTCGTTAAATTCTTCTTGAATGTCTGGTGTTAAGACCGGACCAAAACTAATGGTACCGTCTTCTTGCGTTTCAAAATCGCCTAAATCTATCTCGCTATCTTCAGGAACGCTAACTTCAATTGACTTGTCTTTGTTTTCAACCTTTAACTCAGCTTGATCAGCTGCATCTATTGCTTTGTCTATATCTGCCATCAGTGTATTGTCTCATTTTCCATTGACATTTTTGCAAACATTAAATTTGTCAGCTCGCCAACAATTGTTAATCCCATAGTATCGGCTATTTCTTGAGCAGAAGCAAAGTCTGGAGCACAAATACTTGGACCTTCATAAATTTCTTTATCCAACCAAGCGGTGTATTCTGTTAAAAAAAGTTTCATTCTTCATCGTTATATTGAGCTAATATTGATTCTATCTTTTTTTCGCTAGAATCCAATAGTTTTTGTGAATGATTAGTAAGCATCACACCATAAGTGTAAGCATTAATACTTTCTTCTAAAGGCAAATCCCCAGCTTCTAAAGCTTCAACAACTTTTTCTAATTTTTTTAAACTCTCTTCAAACTGTAAATGATCTACGACTGGCAGATTATTTTTCAAAGTAAATTATCTGCCTGACCTAGCCTGCTTTCTATTAACTGTTCTTTTTTTAGGAAATGTAAGTCCAGGTGATTTTTTAGTTCTAGTTGCTTTAGGTCTGTTGTCTTTAGTTCTAGTTGCCTTAGGTCTGTTGTCTTTAGTTCTGGTTGCTTTAGGTCTAGTGTCTTTAGCTTTTATTGGTTTTGGACTTTTAGCATTTAAGTATTCACGTAAAGTTTTATAACCAGCTGCTTTTACTTGATCAGCAGTTACTCTAGCGTATTTTTTGCCCTTATAGGAAAAAGTATCTCCAAGTTTAGAGGCTTTAAAAGCTTGTCCAAAAGTAGTACTTTTTGGTTTAGGAGCGCCCCCTCCAAATCCAGATTTTTTATTTGGTTTAATTTTAGATTTGTTTCCAAAAGGTGAAACACCGGAAAGCTTGCTTGCTCTTAATTTTTTTGCAGCAGCTTCTTTTGTAGCCTTCCTTTTTTTTATTCTTTCATTTCTTCTTTTTTTAATTCTTTCAAACATAATAATCCTCTAATAATAAATATTTTGTCTTGACTCATTATCTTCCATAATTTCATCAGAATCAAGCGAGATAAAATTACCTTGACGAAAACGCATCAAGGCTTGCGTCATGGAATCTACCAAGTCATCATTCTCGCTGTACGGAAAAGCCGCGCACTCTTCAATCAGTTCTTCAGCAAATGCCATTTCTGGTGCCCACACCATACCTGCTTCAAACATTGGCGCGACCGAGTGCATCCTCGTCACTTTGTCATTCCCACGCGAGGGTCGGAAATTAATTACTGGGATCCCCATCATTCTGAGTTCTTGCGTTAAAGGAGTCCCACTCGATTGTGCTTCAATCAAGACCATGTCGGGACTCCAACTTTGATATTCGTTGTAAGCAATATTTTTTAATTCAGGAAAATCCCAACGACCTTTCTTAGAATCCAAAAGAATGATTGATTCTGGAGCATCATTGGTAGGTTGAAACACGCCCCAAGTAGTAATGGCTGAAAAGTCAGCAGATTCTTTTTTAGAAAAGGCTGTATCGTAAGATTGAATTATGTACTCTACTGGCGGTGGTTCTTCGTGTTCCCAGATCTGCCACCAATCACGGCGGACAATGGCACCTTCTTCACTCGTAGGATTCTGCATGTACTGAGCATTCCACTTAGCAATAGGAATTGATGCTTTTACAGCTTCAAGCTCTTCTAGCTTCCAATACTCAGGCCAGAGCGGTTTGCCCGAATCTAAAATCGCTGGTAACTCTACTACCTCCCACTGATCGGCGTTGTCTTCGCCCATGCGTTTGATCAATTTGGAAGTAAGATCTAGCGTACTCCAACGCGTCATAACAATTACGATAATACCGCCAGGCTGTAAACGTTGTCTTGGTCCAGAGGAATACCATTCCCAAGCGTTTTCTAAGGCTGAAGGGGAAAGGGCATCTTGTTCTGAGTGAGGATCATCAATAATTAACAGATCGGCACCACGCCCCGTGATTGCTCCGCCCACTCCAGCGGCGAAATACTCACCCCCTTTGTCAGTCTCCCAACGTCCTGCCGACTTGGAATCGGCGGAGAGCCCAGCATCATCAAAAATTTGTTTGTATTCGTTCTGGTCCATAAGGTTCCTGACCTTTCGACCGAATCTGACAGAAAGTTCAGCAGTGTGAGTCGTCTGCATTATCTTGGTGTTTGGCTTGAGTCCCATAAACCAAGAGGGGAAGAACACCGAAGCAAATTCAGACTTGGTATGTCTGGGTGGCATATTGATAATCAATCTTTTAATTTTGCCTTGAGCGACAGCTTCTAACTTACTGGCAAACAAACGGTGATGCTCACCTTCAACAAACTCAGGCCAGACATGTTTCACATAATCCAAAAAGGATTCTTTGGATTTGTTTTTAGTTTCCATAACTTTTAAACGATCTTGAATCATTAAGATCTCTTTTATGGTGTCGTCGTTTAAATGGTCAAATGACATTTTTTTTATAAAATTTTTATGGCCTCAATAGGGGTCCCTTAATCAATAGGGTTCCCTTAATAGGGTTCCTTTTGAATTTTTCATAATTATACGTGTGAAATGTTATTTTATATATATATATATACGCGCGAAAAAAAAACGGGGGGCGGGGGTCAAAAAAAAAGCCCGCCAAATTTTGACGGACTTTTCAAAGGAATCATTTTTTTTAAGAATCTCTAAGCACCCCCATTAAGAAAAAACTTAAACCCATTCCATATAATATGGTTAGTAGATATTGAAGAATAGAGTAGTAATAACTTTTATCAAACAATATGAACAACCCCAACAAACAGAAACAAAAACCAAAGCCAAATATAAAGTTTTTCATTATCTGTAATCCTCCACTTGTAGATTTCTATAAACCACTAACGCCTTTCTAGGTTTTGATTTGTGAACATCAAAAGATATTCCCTCGCCTTGATTAAAGTAATGATGAACTTTAAACCCTTTAGTATTACCAATAACAGAATTTGAAATGGTAAGGTTTTCTTTTTTCCACTCTCTTTCTATTTCATCACTTGGCACTAATAGACCATGGGGCGTCAATTTAAAATTAAGAACTTCTTTAAGCTCTTTCTTATATGCGTTGACTATCTTTTCTTGTGCGTTGATTTCTTTACTATGCACAATAAAAGCATGGTCAGCTTTTAATTTAGTCAATCTTGCTAATGCCTTCTTGACTTCAAATGGTAATTTTTTATTCATTGTTAAACCTCCTAAAGTTATTATTGATTAAAAATTATAATTAATTTTATACTATTATTTACTTTTAGTAAAGCATAATGTAAAATTAAATTTTAACTTTAGGAGGTTTAATATGACTGAAATGGAATTTATGGCTTTGTGCGGTAAGTATACAGTTTACCCAGGAATGGCATTAGAAAGTGAAGCTTTGAAAGAAGCTTTATTAAAACGCGACGACGCATTAGTAGAAAGAATCTTATTAGAAGATTTTTAAATCTTACAAAAAGGACTGGTTAAAAATCTTGCCAGTCCTTTTTTACAGATCCGAAGCAAATTTTTTTATTAGGATCTGTCAGAAAGCCAGGACAGCTCTGGCAGAAAAAGCCCGTCGGACTTAATCAACTCGCACTTAATCAACTCGCAATAACTCGCAAGCCAAAAAAAAGGGCAACCAAAGTCGCCCTTTCTCTTACGATTGAGTCTATCTTATTTCAAACCCTCCCGAGACTTTCAAGAATGCAATCCATTCCTCAACATGCTCTTGCGAGAAAGGATAGCTATCATTATAGTCTCGTTCACTCTGTAGGCTTTTCCATTCGGCATAGTCCTCTTCAGGATAGTCTCTAGGTATTATATCCTTATCCCCTGTTTCCGTGACTACTTTTTTCCTCAACGCTTCAACCTTTATATTAAGTGCTTCATTAGTCGCTTTCGCTTCCTTGGTGCTCTCATCAATTTCCTTTTGATACTCAGCAAGCAAGCCTTCATCAATAGACCATTCCAAACGCTTAACTAAGTCTCGGCAATCTTCCTCAGTTTCAAGCCCTTCGCCGTCGTTATGATGTCCCGACTCAAAAAGTTTTTTTGAAATTAATTGATGAGCGTTTTTTTGTTCAGCATAAAAATGATCTATTTCAGCAGTGTAGTTCCATAAAGGACGCCACCACCAAACATTTGATCTAAAGTATTCACCCACTTCGTTTCTCGGTTCTCTTCCGTATACATCCATTCCCATAATTTACCTCCTAAAGTTTTTATTTGTTAATAGATGCTTTTATTTTACTTAAAGTCTAGTATAATGCAAGCATAACTTTACGGAGATAAATTATGAAATTATTAACAATAGATAATGCGAAGAAAATCCTGGAGAAAGGCGAGGTCTATCGCATAGGTACTAACGCTTTAAATGTTCTTGAATTTACTTATGAACATAAAGGTTTTAAAAATAAGAATCCTATGTTTAAAAAGACACCGACTTTTCTAGAAAATAAAATTCATAAAGAATTATATTTAGACGGGTTAATCAATTGGCTTGACATGGAAATGGAAGAACAAAAAACTGACTTTAGATTTAGAGCTTTAAAAATGGCTGATGAAGATATGCGATATCAAATAGGCGCTTTTTGTGCTGGAATGGTGAACCACTTTGGTTGTTAGATGATTATGAAACTACCGACGAAATTATGATTCAATGGGAGAACGAAATAATGCTCCCCGATTTAGGATAATTAAATTTTATAGATATTGGCAGGGAGATTTTGACCTTGATTATAAATCAAGACGGGAATGCCATTAACTTCAGCTCTAGTGTCAGAAAGTAACTGAAGGTCTATAATAAAATAAAAGCTCCTGGTCTATTAGTCCCACACACACACTAAAAACCAGGAGCCCATTATC